GCGTCGATGGTGCCGTCGAGGGTTTCGAGCGACACCTCGGGAAGCGTTGAAACATCGGCCTCGATGAACGGCACGCGCGGCATTTCCGAATAGCCATGGACACCGTCCTGCCCGGCGATGCCGTTGCGCTCCAACGGGCTCGGTGAGACCGTGAAGTTACCCTTCAGCGGATACTGATTGCCGTCAACCTTCAGGAACGCGGTGCCCGCAATGCCTGCCATAAGTGCCTCCTACTTCGGGGTGAAGACCGTGTTGCGCCCGTCCAAGATCGCCGCCACCTCGTAGCCCGGGAGAAGGTCCGCCACTGTCTCCCGCATGCCGTCGTCCAAGGTCTCGATCATCAGCGCCGGACGCTCCCGGCGAATTGTTTCCACGGCTCCGAGTATCACCGCCGGCTCGTGCCGCTCAACATCAATTTTGATCGCGGAAATTCCAGTTAATGCAAGCGCATCAACTGTAATCGTCGAAACTTTTATCGTTGCGTGCTGCTGGTTCGGCTTCTCCAGCGACGCCCCGGAGGTAAGGTCGATCTGGTCGTTGTAGCCGAGCGTCGCGATGCCTTCCTCGTAGCTGCATGCCGCCTCGATGATCTGCATCGGAAGACGATTTTCCAAGGCATTGATGCGCAACCGTTTTACGTTCCGGGGCAGCGGCTCGATCGCCACCACCTTCGCGCCGAGCTTCGCTGCGATCAGGGCATAGACGCCGGTATAGGCACCGATGTCGATGACTGTCGTGCCGGCGCGCGCAAGGGCCGCCCACATGCGCAGACTGTCGCGCTCGAAACCGCGCGGCGATTTGCTGTGGACAACTACGCGGTCGCCCTGATCCTTGAGGCTGATCGTCACGCCGCCGGCCGCGATTATCATCGCCAGAACTCCCTCACCCAAGGAACAGTGCAGTTGTCGGGCTTGCTTCGGCCGCCGAAATTTATGATTGAGGTCCGGCGCGGCGGCGGGTTCGCGTGCAGCGCGCGATAGCTGATCGCGAAGTCCGGCAGCGCATCCTGAATGAGAAGTGCATCCGGGTAAGCCTCCTCGATCATTCGCTGGTCGCCGTGCCGGGCGAACCTGTCGATCCATTGCCGACGCCCGTCGTTGAAGACGTTCCACACGAAGCCTGTCAGGCGCTCGCCAAGCACCATGACGCATGATCCATACTTGCAGGGCCACGTCTTGTTGCCGTGCTGGCGCGCGAAGTTTCCGCAGATCGCCAGATCGACGGCGAGGCTGGCCAGCGGTTCGAGCCGACCGCAAATCACCGTGTCGAGGTCGAAGTAGAGCACCCGCTCGCCCTCGCGCCAGTCACGATCGAACAGCTTCATCTTGCCCCACCAGCCGTGCAGGCCGTGCGTCGAAATGTCGATGAACTCGACGCCGTGGCAGCGCTCGGGCTGGTCGGTCAGGCACACCATCCGATAGGGCAGGCGCAGATTGCGCTTGACCATATTGCGGAGGATTTCGACGTGCCTGATCGGGTAGAGCGATCCGGTACGGACGCAGGCAACGATCACCGCGCCCACTCCAACAGTTCGCGCCACCACTCCGATGCATAGGCGACGTTCGCCTTGCCCGGCATCGTCGGCACGCCATCGGTGAAGTGAACGAGCCCCGGGTTCGGCGTGTTGTGGTAGCCAACCAGCCAGTTCCAACGCGGGCTCAACTCGCCTATGTCGTCGTCTTCGAGCCAGCCGAATTGATGCAGCCAGAGCCCGCGCGCCGAGTTGACGATGTCGGGCGTCAGGAGCTTGGTTTTCGGGTGGTCGCAATTCCACAGGCAGACGCTCGACCAGTTCTTCCGCGCGTAGGATGTCTGCGCCTGCCCGTCCATCTTCGTTTGCCCGGTCGCATAGGGTGCGTGCTTCACCACCATTACGGCCTTGTCGGGATCGAACTCATCGAACAGCTTCATGAGGTCGTCGCGTGCCATCACATCCGCATCCACGAACAGCGCTGCGCCGTTCTTGGCAAGGTGCGGGACGAGGAAGCGGCTGATCGCGAACTCGGTTGCCATCGGCGCGGCACTGATCAGATCGTACATCTGATCTCCGATGGTCTCGTGCTCCCGGGTGTAGAGCCCGCGCGCTCGGAGGTGTTCGAGGATCACCGGGTAGATTGGCAACCCCTCCGAGAGCCGCTGATCGATCGACTGCCGTGCTACTGCGTATGCCTGCACTTCCGCCGGCCTCGGATCGAAGCCGATATAGATTTGTTTAACCCGACTGGATCGCCCTGACTGCGTCATCGATTGTCATCTTCCGAAAGCACTTGATCGTTGACCGGGGGCAGGCGTTGAACACCCGGATTTCACGCCGCTCCAATTCCGGCACGATGCGATCGAAGTAAGTCGCCCACTCTCCCCAGCTCGCGGCGTTTTGCTCCCGGGCTCGCTGATAATGTTGATCGTTGTGTCTGAACTGCCCAGCCGGCGCGGCCTCGCCGTTGTAGTCGTAGCCGAACAGGTAAACGTCGCGCGCCTGCTTGTGGATCGCGATCTGCAATGCGCCATAACCGGAAGTGCCGCCGGTATAGATTTCGCTTCGATCTTCCGAGATGCCCTCGCCGTCGAGGCGCTTGAGGTAGGTCAGGCTCCCGCCGGATGGTCCGGCCTCTTTCAGTCGATCGGTCGGCAGCGCCCAATAGACGCGCATCGATGCGTCCATCAATCGCTGCTTCCACTCGCGAAAGCGGATGAAGTCGAGGCCGAAGCCGCAGTCTGCCCAAGGCAGATCGAAGATCGAGCCCTTCACCGCGATCACATGCGCGTGGCCGCGCAGCCGCTCGAAGTCGAAGCCGATCAGTGAGGGGCCGCCGGCAACGATTGCCACCGGCTTGTCGCGCCAGAACGGCGCATCGATCCTCCCGTACTCACTCATGAGAGCACCGCCCACCCGAGAAAAATGACGATTGACATCGAGAGGATTGCGACGACGCATCCCAAGCGCTGGTTTGATCCGTCATCCGGCCGCCAATTCGGATCAGTGTCAGGCCCATCAAACTGCATTCCTTCTTCCCGCCTTTGAAGTTAGAGGCCCGGGTCTCTCCGCCGAGAGGCCCGGGCCATGCGCTGGTTAGGTGATGTCGGTGTCTACGCCCCTGTTGTACTGAAGCCTGAACTGCGCCAGCACCGCGAAGATGCGGAGCTGGTTAACGAGGTCAGGCGGATAGAGCACGTTGAGCCGGCTGTGGTTGTTGCTGTCGCGCTCGACGATCAGGTTCTTCTTGAATGCCGGCGCGTCCTCAACGAGGCCGTTGTACTCATCGCGGCGATACTGCGCAACCAGCTCTGCCTTGACGATCTTCGGCGTGACGATCGCCTGACCGGGTCCAAACCGGGTGCCATCGTTCGCCAGCTTGTGACGCGGATACTTCGAGGTGATCGCGTGCCGCTGGTTGCGGAACAGCTTCGCCAACGTCGCCAGCGTCGGGACCAGCTCGTAAGCATCGTCCCCTTGGTTGTGCAGGTTCTTCTGGTAGGTCGTCGTTTCCCGCTTGATCGCCGGGACGCCATCACCATTCACCGCCTGCGTCGCGAGACCGACGCTTGCGAGGTTGTTGCGCTCGGTGTCGGTGAAGCGCTGATGCTTCGGTGCCGGCAGGCAGCCATCGAGCGCGAGGGTCTGCAACGGTCGCGCCGGATCGTTGAGCAGGCCGCGCGCTGCCTTTGCGCAGTAGGCCGCCGCCCAGCACCAGATCGGTGTCGGGGAGTTCACCTCGACGGTCATGACCGAGAGCACGCCGCTGTTGTTCGACGGGCCGTAGGTCATGAGGTTGGCATAGGTGTCGCGCTTCGCGGAGAACAGGTGGCCGTAGAGCTGGCGCATCCAGCCCCACCGCCCGGTGTCACCGAAGCCGTATTCGGTCGTGAACAGGCCGAATGTCGTGCTGTCGTTGAAGCCGAGCGCCACATACTCATAGGGCTCGTCTCCGAGGTTCGCCATCATTGTCGTGAGGACCGGAGACCCCGTGCCGGTGGCCAGCTTGGCCGGTGCGCCCGTGAACGCCAGCGTCGTTGGCATAACCTCGCCGGCAGGTGCGCCGCCGTAGTTGAAGCGAACATCGATGTCGTTGCCTTCGATGCCCTTGAACTTCGCGGTCAGCAGCATGGCCGGCGCGTCGGTTGTGGCCTGCGATGCGATCACCGGCATCTGCGGATCAGCGTTGATCGCCGCAACCAGCTTGGTCGAGACCTCGCCGGTCGTGTCGTCGGCCGCAATGAATACCTGCACCCGGCGGCCGGCGACGTAGAGCGAGAGCGTGCCTGCCTGCGTCGGTGCGGCGGAGCAGGTCACGGTTGCGCTCGCCGCCGTGCCGCCCGACGGCTCCGCGACCGGGATCGCGTACAGGGTTGCGGCGGTGTTGCCCTTGAGGAACCACTCGACCATCAGCGCGAGCTGAGAGCCGTTGCCGAAGTATGCCCGGGCATCCTCGACTGACGACACCGCGATCGGAACATCTGCCGGCTGCGAGCCCGAGGCAGTCTTGTATCCGACGATCAGCGCCGGAAGGAACGTCGTCGGGAAGCCGGCCTGAGACGGATCGGTTTCGATCCAGTAGAGAGGCTGCTTCCAGTTTTCGGGGATACCGTTAAACGAGATGGGCATTCTGGGCTCCGTGGGTGATGCGGGGGTGCTTCCGCGCTATTTCTTCAGGGGTTGTGTCGCCGCTTCAATCTTGCGGTCAACGATCTCCTGACGTGTCTCGCCCACGTCCCTCCTCACGCCAACGCCCGGCGTGCCGCCTACTTCCTTGTGCGCATCTGGCGGGACATTCGTGATGTCGCCGTCAGCAATAC